GTATTACATAATTGGTAACTTTACGGAATTTGAAGAGACGAACGAGGCTCCCGCAGTTGTTGCCGATACAACCTATAAGGACTGCACTGCGGACGATATTATATCATTCCGTTTCAAAGCAGAAAATAGCGAGGGATACAAAATTCTGGTTGAGAGCGCGAAGAATGTTGTAATTGTCGAAAATAACGGCTTTGAAAACGGTGTAGCGGAGTTGGTTATGAAAACCAACGCTGCGGAGAGGAGGGGGGGTGAGCTGTTCAGCGGCGGCTGCCGCTGGTGCAAGGGTGCAGGCACCGGTCAGGCCGACCGCATGGTGGGTTACGTGAACAAGCCCCGTTACATCAAGATGGACGAACTGGTGCCTATGAGCCGCATCATGACTGCTCCTAACGTGACCAATGTCTGCTATGATACTGCATACATGGCAAACATTTCCGAGGTGCAGCTGTTCTACCCCACCTCCATTCTGTACGTGGACGGCATCTGAGAAAGGAGAAGCATCATGTTCATCCTCGCAAAGCGCAACATCATCATTCCCAGCCCTGCACCCGGTGTTGCACCGGTCGTGCTGAAAAAGGATGGTTTTGCCACCGTCCCCGACTGGGCCGCGGAGACGACCTATTTTAAGGCATTGGCGGCCGATGGTAAGATCGTTGCCACCGAACACCGCGATAAGGACATTCAGGCTGCAGCTGAAAAGCCGGTAAAGACCCGCAGGGCCAAGGCTGAGGAGAAGCCCGCAGAGCCTGCTGCGGCAGAGTAAGGAGAACGGCATGATCTACGGTGCACAGTTTGGTGGAGTCCGCCAGCAGGCGGCGAACCTCGGCGGCAGCGTCGGAAATTACACCGCTGAGCAGTTCAAGGAAGAATATCCGCAGTTCTGCAATGCCGACGGCAAGTGTCACCTGCCGGATGCTCTGCTGAATGAGATCGTGCGCATGGCCAATGTCAGCGTACAGCCGGACAAATGGCTGGACAGCTGGCACTACGCCGTGGGGCTGTATGTGGCACATTACGTGACCCTGCAGCTGCGCACCTTTGCTGAAAGCAGCGCAACGCCTGCGCAGGCTGCAGCTTCCGGTGCACTGGTGGGCGTGGTGAAATCCGCCACACTGGGCGACAGTTCTGTGACCTACGACACCTCCGCCCTGACCGCAGGCACTGAGGACTGGGGCGACCTGAATGCTACCACTTACGGCCAGATGCTGGCCAACCGCGCCCGGTTCATCGGGCTTGCGGGCAGTTATGTGATCTGAGGTGATGAAGGATGGACTGGACGGACTGGTACACCGACACGGCAGATGTGTTCCGCAATGAGAAAGTGACCGAGAACAGCCTGACCCACATGGAACGCAGGAAGGTGCTTTCCGGTGTTGCCTGCCGGGTCTATCAGACAAAGACCAGCGGGCTGCAGATGAACCAGACTGCTGCCAGCATCACCCAGACCGATAAGCTGGCCTGCGGCATCGAAGTGGATATCAAGCCCGGAGATGAGCTGGTGATCCACAGAGGTGCAAAGCTGGGTTATACTGCGCCGGACGAGCGCTATTTTGCAGACACACCGGAGCGCTATTATGAACCCTTCGGTGCGGTCATGCCGGGGCTGGCCCATCAGGAGATCACACTGTTGAAGCAGGAGCGTGTGAAATGACGCTGGATGAATACATTCAAAAACTGGAAGCAGCTCAAAAAGTTCTGCCGGATATGATTTCTGTTGCCGCGAAGAACGCCACCATCCGCGCAGTGGAAGCCGCACAGGAAAAGACCCCGCCCACAGCAGACAGCCTGAGCGGCATCAACACCCGCACCGGTGAACTGAAGCAGCATTGGGCCACGGACAGCAAGATCATCCCGGAGCAGCAGGCCGGGCAGTATGTCACCGAGCTGAATAATAACAAAGAATATGCTTCTTTTGTGAATGACGGCCACCGGATGGACAAACATTTTGTGCCCGGCCTGTATGTGAACCCTGCTTTCGGCCTGCTGGAATATGACCCCAGCCGTAAAGATGAGGTGGGCATCATGGTGGGCACCCAAACGCAGTACGTGGAAGGCTTGCACATGACCGATGCTGCCCAGCAGGCTTACGAAGAAACGCTGCAGGCGGAACTGGAAAGAACCGGAAGAGAGCTGGAAAGGATTCTGAGATGAACTTTACAGTTACCACCATTGCACGTTCGCTGGCGGCACATCTCGCGCCTGTCCTGCCCGGTGTGCAGATGCTTGAAGATCCCGCCCAGCAGGGTGTAGAACCGCCCTGCATGTTCCTGCAGCAGCGGTATTCCAACATCAAACCGCACCCGGGTGGGCGCTGGCTGCGCACCATCGGCGTAGACCTGACCTATCTGCTGGATTACAACCTGCCTGACCTGCAGCAGCAGTACAGTTCCGCCGCAGAAACCTTAGACCTCTGCATGGAGGTGTTTCCCTATACCGATGGTACAGACACCGCCCTGCTGCGGGCCTATGACCGCAAGACAGACATTGATTCCGACGGTTTGCATTACAAATTCGAGCTGCGTATTTTTGTGGAAAAGCCCGAAGATGCTGTAAAGATGCAGACCCTGAGCATCGATCAGAAGGTGGATAAATGAAAGAAAAAGAAACCCAGTATCGCCGTGAAGTTCTGCTGAAGGACCCGCGTTTTGCGAGATATCAGCCGGACTTTCTGGCTGCGGTACTGAACAAACCGTATTACACCCTCGCAGAGGCGCAGGCCGCTGTGAAAGATTTTTGGAAGGAGTGACCCGCTATGGCAGCAGGTGGAACCTTTACCGTACAAAACAAAGTCCGGCCGGGCGTTTACTTTCGCTTCCGGTCGAAGAACAAACAGGATCTGACCGTCGGCGACCGCGGCATTGCTGCGCTCTGTGAACCTCTGCATTGGGGTCCGACGGCCAAAGTGATTGAGATCGATGCCGGTGCCGACATGACCGTGTACACCGGTTATGATATTACTGCGCCGGAAAACCGGTTTCTGACCGAGATCTTCAAGGGCACCAACCGCACGGCAGCGCCCCGCAAGGTACTGCTGTACCGTCCCACGGCCAGTGGTGCCGTAAAAGCCACCATGGAGATCGCGCCGCTGACCGCTACCGCAAAGTATGTGGGCGTACGCGGGAACGATATCTCCGTCGTTGTGACGGCGCTTTCCTCGCCGGAAGGCAGCTTTGAGGTCTCAACTGTAGTGGATGGTGAGATCAAAGACCAGCAGACCGCCAAGACGGTGGAAGAACTGGCTGCAAACAGCTGGGTGGACTGGAGCGGCACCGGCGCTCTGACTGCCAATGTCGGAACTGCCCTGACCGGCGGAGAGGACGGCGTGGTAGCAGCTTCGGCTTACAGCGCATTCCTGACCGCCATTGAGCCCTACAAGTTCGATGTGCTGATCTACGATGGCGCGGACAACACGGCGCGTACCGCGATGGAAAGCTTCATCAAGCGGGTCAATACCGAGACGGGCCGCTATTCTCAGCTGGTGGAATCCGGCAGCACCAATCCTGACACCCGCTATATCGTCAACGTGGACACCGGCGTTGTGCTGGACGATGGCACAACCCTGACCCCGCAGCAGGTGTGCTGGTGGGCAGGCGGCGCACTGGCTGCCGCCACCTACGGACAGGATCTGACCAACGCCGTCTATCCCAATGCTGTGGACATCTCTCCCCGGCTGACCCACAGCCAGTACGTGGATGCCATCAATTCCGGCAAGTTCGTCCTGAATGCCGATGATGGTACAGTCCGCGTGGAGTATGATATCAATTCTCTGGTCACCTACACTTCGGAGATCGGCGAGGTGTACCGCTACAACCGTACCATGCGGCTGTGCAACACCATCGCCAACGACCTGTATTCTCAGTTCTCCAAGAACTATGTGGGCATTGTGGACAACACCGATGCGGGCCGCATGGAGTACAAGAGCGCCGTCGTGAAGTACCTGACCCAGCTGCAGGCATCCGGTGGCATCCAGAACTTTGATGGCGAAACCGATGTCACCGTTGAGAAGGGCGATGCCAAGGACGCGGTGCTTATCACGCTGGCGATCGAAGCCGTGGGCAGCACCAACAAGATCTACATCACGCTGGATGTGTCGTAAGGAGGGATTTTAATGTATTTGCTTGCACAGGACACCCTGAACGGTGCCGAAGGCAAAATCACCGTCACTCGTGATGGCCGCATCACAGAGATCTGCGGCATGAAAAACATCAAGACTGTGGCTGGCATTCAGACCTCGGACATGAAGACCATCGGCACCCGCACGGTGCAGAAAAAGGCCAATGGTGTCACGCAGACCGGCACCGGCAATGTCTACTTTGGTTCCAACGGCAGCAACCTGTTCACCGATATGCTGCTGCAGTATATCAACACTGGTGTAATGGAAACCTTTGATATCACCATCACCAACAACGACCCCACGGCCAGCGTGGGCGATCAGGTCATGGGCTATTATGGCTGTATGCTGACCGGTGAGATTCCGCTGTCCATCCTGAACGACGACGAAGCAATGCTGAACTATGACTTCAATTTCAGCTACACCAAGGTAAACCGTCTGAAAGCATTTTCCGACCCGGTCAATCTGGGCAACTGATAGGAGGTATTCTTTATGAGCGCACTTTCCGCATTTCTGCATCCCGCTGTTCCTACGGAAGAAAAGGAGCTTGTCATTTCCAAGCGCTTTCTCGGCGCAGATGGCAAACCTGTTCCGTTTAAGATCCGCGCCCTGACCCAGGAAGAAAATTCTTCCCTGCTCAAGGCATCCACCCGCAAGAAAAAGGTAGGCCAGCAGTGGCAGGACGAGATGGATGCCAACGAATATTCCAGCCGCATGATCGTGGCTGCAACGGTATTCCCCGACTTTCACAGCGCTGAGCTGTGCGAAAACTATAACACCAAAGATCCTGTCCAGGTCCCCGGCAAGATGCTGCTGGCCGGTGAGTTTCTCAAACTCATCACCGCCATCAACGAACTGTCCGGATTGGATGAAGGCCCGGACGAAGAAGCAAAAAACTGATCGCCGGGGACCTCTGGGATATTGATGTTCTGACAGCTTACTACTGTTTTGACAATCTCGGCTGGTCCCCCGGTCAATACGATGCCCTGCCGGAGCGTGAAAAGGCTCTGGTCCGGGCATTTGCTTTGCGTACAATGGAAAAGCGCTTAAAAGAATCCCGACAGATGAAGGAGGCTGGACACAGTGGCTGATATCCATTCAAGGTTCATTCTGGACGATCAGGCTTCCAATCCGCTGGCCGGGTATATCACAGTCGCAAAGAATGCGGCTTCTGCAACCACCGCTGCACAGCGCCAGCTGAAAAGCTATGAATCCGCACTGCGGAGCACAGAGCTTGCTTCTGCTAAGGCAACTGCGGCCTTTGAAGCCAGTGCTCAGCAGCTGGATGCCATGCGCGCTGCCGGTGAAGCGGGCACCGCTGCGTACAAACAGCTTGAGACCCAGAACGAACGCCTGCGTTTGAAGGTGGAAGCGCTGGGTACACAAACCGGCATCCTTACCGGAAAAGCCCGTGAAACGCAGGCTGCGGTGGAAAAAGAAGCCGCCGCTATCCGAGAACAGGCCGATGCCGCTGAAAAAGCATCCAAAAGCACCAAAGAACTTTCGGACAATCAGAAAGCGGCCACGTCTTCCGCTGATGCTCTGGCAAGCGCTGTGAAACGGCTTGCTGCTTCTTACCTCAGTATTCAGGGGCTGAAAAGAGCCGTAGACCTTTCAGACAGCTTGGTTTCTACCCGCGCCCGGCTTGACCGTATGAACGATGGCCTGCAGACCACGCAGCAGTTGGAAACGATGATCTACCAGTCCGCGCAGCGTTCCCGCGGCAATTTTATGGACACCATGGGGCTGGTTTCACAGTTGGGTACTATGGCGGGCAGCGCATTTGACAACACGAAGGAGATCGTGCAGTTTGCAGAACAGCTGAACAAACAGCTTGCGCTCTCTGGCGCATCCGGGCAAGCTGCGCAGGCTGCAATTCTTCAGATGGAACAGGGCCTTGCGTCCGGCGTGCTGCGCGGCGATGAACTGAACAGCGTCATGGAACAGGCACCGGCCATTGCAAGATCCATTGCGGACTATCTGCAGGTGGATATGGGCAAGCTGCGCGAAATGGGTGCACAGGGGCAGATCACCGCCGCCATTGTAAAAAACGCCATGTTTGCAGCCGCAGCAGAGACCAACGCTGAATTTGCAAAAACCCCCATGACTTGGGCGCAGGTTTGGACGGTGGCTTCCAACGCTGCCATCCGTGCCCTTGACCCGCTGCTGTCAGCCATCAACTGGGTAGCGAACAACATCCAGACGGTTGTCCCCATTGTGATTTCTCTGGGAACCGCTTTTGGTGTGCTGCTGATTGCCGCCAACTGGACGAACATTCTGGCATTTGCTTCTGAGAAAGCCGCTGCCGCACAGGCATTTCTCAATGCCGTCATGGCCGCAAACCCGGCCGCACTGGCCGCTGCCGCCGTTCTGGTGCTGGTAGCTGCCCTGTATGCAGGTGTTGCTGTGATGAACCACTTTGCAGGCACAAGCGTTTCCGCTACAGGTATCATTACGGGCGCATTTGCTGTGATGGGTGCATTCGTGTTCAACAGTGTTCTGGTTCCCCTGCAGAATGGATTTGCCATGTTTGCAAACTTTGTGGGCAATGTGTTCACGAACCCGGTCGCAGCTGTGAAAGTTCTGTTCTATGATATGGCAATCACCGTTTTGCAGTATATGCAGAATATTGCGTCCGCTGTTGAGGGGCTTATCAACATGATCCCCGGCGTGACGGTCGATCTGACCAGCGGCCTGGGCGGCTGGATCACCGATCTTGCCAAAAAACGGAGCAATGAGATCCAGAACAGCGGCTATACCGAGTATGTGAAGCCGTGGGAGAACATGGATCTCGGAAGCGCCTACACCAGAGGATATGATTGGGGTTCCAACCTCAGCCTTGGCAACCTGTTCGGGCCGGGCGGTCTTGGCGATCTGGGCGTTCCTCAGGCAGCAGATGTCAATTCCCTGCTGAATAATGTTGGCGCAATTAAGAACAACACCGGTAAGATCGCAAAAACGGTTGATCTTTCAGATGAGCAGCTCAAGATGATGGTTGATATTGCGGAACGTAAATTCGTGAACAACATCAACCTCACCTCGCAGGCCCCGGTCATTACTGTTCAAGGCCAGAACACCGGAAACACTGAAGCCGACCGCCAGAGCCTTGCCGATCTTCTGGGCGACCTCATTATGGAGCGCGTGCAGAGTGGCAGTGTCGTTGCGGTCAATTAAGGAGAATGTATGCCGAGCCTTTACCGCATTTATTTTTCACGGGACAGCACCGTGCTGTCCCTGCCCATCAACCCGGAAAAGCTTCCGGAGACCAAAGAATCCGACAATGGCGAGTATAATGTGCTTGGCCTTGGCCCTGTCATGCAGCCGCGCACGCCAAAGCTGCGTAAGGTAACGATCTCCGGTCTGTTTCCCGGACGCAGGCTCCCATGGATGAGCGCGGCCGTGTTTTTACCGCCATCGGTGTACATTACGTTTTTCAAGAGCGCAATGGATCAGAAAAGGCCCATCGTCTATACGCCGGTGCGCTATTATGAGAACGGCACCCCGTTTCTGGGTGGCGGCATGGGTTTTGAGTGCCTTGTTACCAGTTTCAAGACCGAGGAGCGCGGCGGCGAGACCGGCGACTTTTACTTTGACCTGACCATTACTGAATACAAGGACTTTTCACCGCAGAAGGCTGTTCTGCAGGGCAGCAGCGGAAACTTCTCGCCTGCAGCCACTACGGCATCCTCTGCGCTGAACACTGTCACGCGGGCGCTTTCTGCCGCTGCTGTCGCAACGTCTACTGTCAGTGCTGTAAAAGTGATCCTTACTCCAGCACGCAGCATCCAAAGCAGCAAACTCTATGTGGGTGCCCAGCGTAAGGCAAACGGGAAATATTACAGCACCAGCACTGCACCAACACCTGCCGGCACGCTCAGCGGCCAGCAGGTGCAGGTACGGCGCATCGTATCCCGCACAAACCCGCATCCGTATTGCGTGCAGGATCTTTCCGGGGTGGTATTCGGCTGGATGTCCGCTTCTGACCTCACGGAGGTGAACCGGTGAGCTATGAACTGATCGTGGGCCGCAAAACGCCCGGAGACCTGCTAAACCTCACTAACAGCGTAACAACCGCAAGCTGGATCACCCAGCGCACCGGGAATCCCGGCAAGCTTACCTTCACCTATCTTCGCACGCCGCAATCCAAAATCGAAGAGGGCGACGTTGTACGGTTTTCCGCAGATGGAGAACTGCAGTTTTATGGATGGGTATTCAGCCGCGGGCAGGACCGTTGGGGGCCTGTGGATGTGGTCTGCTATGACCGGCTGCGCTACCTGAAAGCAAATAACAGCTACACATTTTATGCCCAGAGCGCCGCCGACATTATCAAGCAGATCTGTGAAGACCTGCAGGTAGATGTGGGCACGCTGGCCGATACCGGCTACAAACTCCCCTCCCTCGTGATGCAGGATAAAAGCTGCATCGACATCATCAATACTGCCATCCAGAAGACCTTGCTGAATACCGGCACGGTCTTTGTTTTTTACGATTCTGGAGATGGTGTTGCTCTGCGCTCTGCAGCTGATATGAAGAGCGACTACATCATCGGCGAAAAGAGCCTGATGACCAACTACAGCTACAACACGTCCATTGACTCCCAGACCTACAACAGCATCAAGCTGGTGCGTCCGAACAAGGAGACCGGCAAGTCCGATGTTTTTATCCGAAAGGATTCGGACACCATTGCCCGCTGGGGCTTGCTGCAGCTCTATCAAAAGGTGGACGAAGCGGCCACAGACGCACAGGTCAAGGAGCAGGCAAAGGTCAGTCTGGAGTATTACAATCGCGTTCTGCAGCAACTCAAATTCACCTCGCTGGGTGTCAATAGCCTGCGGGCGGGACAGCTTCTTCTGGTCAATATCAATGATCTTGACGGCGACCCGTTCCGCAAGTATGTCATGCTGGAAAAGGTCTCTCATACGTGGGAAAACGATCTGCACACCATGGAACTGGAAGCAAAAGCTCTGTAAGGGAGGGAAATCTTTTGGACATCGTGGAAGCACTTTTGCAGCTGAACCGGGTTGCCGGAGACGTTGACCAGCCCACCGATCTGCAGATCGGCACCGTGGTAAAGGCCCCGCCCGATGATGATGTGCTGGAAATCTCCATCAACACGGAAATGGCTACACTGCGGCAGGATATTCTCTACCTTGCAGAGCCGGTCATTGAAAAGAAGATCCCGCTGCTGAAACACCGGCACGCCATGCCCCATATACACGCTGGTGTTCACGGCAGCACAGGCGGCCCATCGGAGCCTTACACTGGTTATTCCCTGCTCTCAGGGGGCGCAGACAGCTCTGTACAGAGCGAGAACATCAAAGGCTGGGAGAATGGAAAAGTCCTTTCACTGAGCAAGGATAAGAAATATATCATCCTCAACCCTGCCCTGAAAGCCGGTGACAAGGTGCTTCTTCTGCGTGTGCAGCGTGGCCAGAAGTTCGTCGTGTTATCTCGTGTATATGAAGGTGGTGATTAAATGGCCGTATTGCCGGAAAACAGCATCGATTTATCGGGCGGCGTTGAGTTTGTCGCTCAGCCTTCCCTGACATGGAAGATCGACCGTGCAGCTGGACGTATCGCCGGAACATGCGACGGCTATGATGCCGTAAAGCAGGCAGTGGAGATCATCCTGAACGTAGAGCGCTATCGCTGGCAGATCTACCAGCCAACAAGCGGTATGCAATGGGATGGGCTGGTCGGACAGGAGGCCGGTTATGTTGCCGCAGAACTGCAGCGCCGTCTGCAGGATGCTCTGCTGACAGACGACCGCATCACGGGGTTAAAAAACTACGAATACAGCATCGACGGGCAGAATTTGACGGTGAGTTTTACCGTCGAAACAGTCTACGGCGATGTTAAGACCGGAACGGAGGTGAAATTCTGATGCAGAACTTTTCAGATGCAACCTACAAAAACATCCTCGACTACATGCTTTCACTGGTGCCGGATACCTATGATAAGCGCGATACCAGCCCTATCCAGACTTCCCTCGGCCCGGCAGCCTACGTGCTTGAGGGCTTTTATCTGAGCCTCGACCTTGTGCAGAAACAGGCGTTCGTCCAGACAGCCTCCGGAGATTCGCTGGATCTTCTGGCAGTGCTGGCCGGTATCACCCGCAAGCAGGCTTCCGCCGCTGTAAAGGTCGGCATCTTTGACTGTGAGGTTCCGATCGGTGCGCGATTTTCAACGATCAATGGCACTGAGAGTATCAATTTTGTGGTCATCTCCACCATTACGGAGGGAAGCGCCTACCGTCTGCAGGCTGAGACTGCCGGTGATATCGGCAACCGATACTCCGGCCCCATTCTGCCGATTGATTCCATTGAAGGATTGAACAGCGCTCAGTTGACGGATCTTCTGATTCCCGGCGAAAACACCGAAGAGGATGAGCCTTTCCGCGCGAGAATCATTGAACGTCTGAACAGCCGCAGCTTTGGTGGAAACGTGGCACAGTACGTTGAGGAGATCGAAGCGATAGACGGCGTGGGCGCTGTGCAGGTCTACCCCGTGTGGGATGGTGGCGGCACGGTGTGCTGCTCCATCTTGGGAGCCGACTTTCTTCCTGCGTCCAGTGATCTTGTGCAGATGGTACAGAATGCCATCGATCCCCCGCCCGGTCAGGGGCTTGGCCTTGGGCTTGCGCCCATCGGTGCGCAGGTGACCGTCACAGCGCCGCAGACAGTGCCTGTAGACATTTCTGCCACGCTGACCCTTGCATCCGGACACGAACTTGAAACCGTACAGCAGCTTGCGCAGGACGCTGTCAGTGCCTACCTGCTGCAGATTCGTAAAAACTGGAATGTCAATATCAGCAGTACGGCCATTGCCTACTCGGCAGAGGTGTACCTTGCTCGTGTCCTTGCCGCGCTCATCTCTCTTGATGGGGTCGTCAATGTTTCGGCTCTGACGCTCAATGGGATTGCTGCGGACATGGCGCTGCAGCAGACCGGTGCTTTGCAGCAGGTTCCGGTGCTGGGGAAGGTGGAACTACATGGAACTTGACCTGAACCATGACCTGCATTCCCTTTTGCCGCCTTTTTACCGGGAAATTGCGGAATACCAGCAGGTCTGTGACGCTGAAAAAGCACAATTTTCCCGGACAGCTGATAGTGTACGGGTCATCGGGCAGAACTTTTTTGTCCAGACCATGGATGTGGATTCTGTGCAGAAATGGGAACAAGTCCTGCATATCCGGGCAAAGCCTTTGACCGAAACGCTGAGTTTTCGACGGCAGCGCATTCTGTCGCGTTTGTGCACCCGCCCACCCTTTACACTTGCATTTCTGTACCAACAGCTCGACACGTTACTGGGCGTTGGCCGGTGGACATGCCGCGTGGATTATCCGGCTTACCTGCTGACCATCGGCACTCACGTTGAAGATAAGCTTCACCGCGAAGAACTGATCCACATGGTAAACCAGATCAAGCCTGCGCATATCGTGTTCGGAATGTATCTGTTCTGTGACCCCGTAGAAGCATATGCCTACGCTGCCGCCGCACCCTGCGGCACCTTCATCTCCGTCACCGCAAAAGTGCGTGGAAAGATAAAGCCTCAGAGCGGGACCGTCACGGCATTTGCCGCAGTCGCCCCGGCTGGAACCCGAACAGAAACAACAATCATAGTCAGAAGAATGGAGGAAAAGCCAGATGAGCTGGAATAACTCAGTTTACACTACCCTTGGCACGGCCATGCTCTCCGAAGCTTTGGCTGGTAAGGGTATGAACTTCACCCGCGCTGTAAGCGGCGCAGGCACGATGGCCGCGGCAGAACTGAGCAATGCAACGGCAGTGACCGATCAGCGCCAGACGCTTGCCATTGCAAGCATCAAGAAAACTGGTGAAGATGAAGATGCCATCCGCACCATCAAAATCCAGATCACCAATGCCGGGCTGACGCAGGGCTATGTGCTGCATCAGATCGGCATCTATGCTGAGTTGGTTGGCAGCAACAGCGATGCATTGGCGGTTATCTTGCAGGATGAACGCGGAATCGAGATCCCGTCCGAAACGGATAATGCCGATTTCGTCATGGAGTTTTACGCTGCGCTTGCCATCTCCGGTGCGGCGCAAATCACCATCACCGCCGATCCGAATGTCGTAGCCACTGAAAAGCGTGTGCGGGAAATGATTTCCGAACACGACAAAGACCAGCACGCCCACGTTGACGTGATCTCCGCCGCCCTGTCCGCAGCCATCAAAAGACTGGAAGACAGCGGCCAAATCATGGATGAGGCAGCAGCCGAGAAGTTCGTCCGCGAAATGCTCGACCAGTATGGAGCGGCCAAAGACATCTCCTTCGAGGACACCTACGAAACGGGAGCGTCTAACCTTCAGCAGGCGCTTGATGTGGTGCTGGGCAATACGCTGCCGAAGCTCACCGTCACCACGACCGCAGGCAGCGCCCTGACCCTGACCGACGGCCAGAGCACCATCACCGGCACGGCGACTGGTGGCAGCTTCACCACCACGTTACCCCGACTGGGCGAGTGGACGGTCACGGCATCACTGGCCGGTCTGACCACCGATGACACCATCACGGTGGATGTCGTGGGCGGTAAATACACGCTGACGCTGCCTTACTTTGCGGCCACGCTGAATGTAACCACTGCCCCGGACGCTGTGGTCACGGCAACTCTGCCCACCGGAAAGGCATATACCGCAACAGCGGACAGCAGCGGCAACGCCTCGGTGCGCATCAAGTGTTCCGGCACTTATACCGTGCAGGCATCCAAGGGGAGTGCCACCAGTGACACCGCAGAAGTGGAGATCTTGGAGAATGGAGAAACGTACACTGCAACTGCACGTTTTTGCACTCTGACCCTGACCGCCCCCGTGGGAAGCACACTGACAGCCACCTGCGGCGACAACACTATGACCGCCACAGTCACCGGCGATGAGGAAACCGGAACTGTCAAGCTGTACCCTCCGGCCCTTGGCACATGGAGCATCACTGCCACCAAGGATGATGAGACCACCACCGAAACTGTAGCGGCCACCGCATATAAAGACTATGCGGTAGAGCTTGCCTATGTCCGCATCTACGGCGTTTGCTGGAGCTACGGAAACAGCTCCACGGCCTGCACCAGACTACTCAGAGCCAGCGACCCGAACGCACTCGTCAACGTGGACATTGCCACAAGTCCTTCTCCCGCCGTGGGCGGAGGCAGCGGCAGCAGCCCGTTTGATGCTTGTATGCCCTGGAGCGGGATGGAGGAATACAACGTCACATCCGGCAAGATCGGCCCGAAATTCGGAGAAAGCGGCTTCAGTCGCTCGAACACCGACGTCATGGTCTTTATCCCGGAATTTTATTACAGGGTCATCGACGATGCAAGCGGGAAGAATCGCTATTTCTACATCGCCGACAAGAAAACGGGAGGCTTTGAGAAGCACCCCGGCTCTGGCCGATACGTCGGTCGCTACAATACCGGATCAGGCCATGTTTCGCTCACCGGATGGTCTCCGCTGGTAAACATCACCAGAGCATCTGCCCGCATAGGCGCAAAGAGCAAAGGTTCCGGCTGGTACGAGTATGACTACGCAAGCTGGTGCGCCATCGGCCTGCTCTACATCGTGGAGTTCGCCGACTGGAACACCCAGAGCAAAATCGGCAAGGGCTATAGCAGTGGCAGCTCGGCAATTCCTTCCGGTGGCACCGACAGCATGACCTACCACACCGGCAGAGCTTCCGGCACGGACGGCGCAACCGCCGTCCAGTACAGACACATCGAAAACCCGTGGGGGAACGTCTTCGACTGGGTGGACGGCGTAAACTTCAACGGCAGTACAGTCTATGTCTGTACTGACCCCGCGAAATACGCCGATGACACCTCCGCCGGATACACCAATGCAGGTACTAGAGCTTCTTCCAGCGGATACATCAGCGCTCTCGGAGTATCCACAACTGCACCGTGGGCTATTTACCCCTCGTCTACCGGAGGCAGTGAGACCACCTACATCCCGGACTACTCGTGGACTGCGGACGGCTGGCTTGTGCTGGCTGTGGGCGGCTGCTGGGTCGACAGAACGAATTCGGGCCTGTTCTATTTCTACGGCGAAAACGGCTCGTCCTACTCGCACGGCGGCATCGGCTCTCGACTCCTTTTCGTCCCCTGAGGGGGACTGGGGGCCGCAGCCCCCAGAA